AAATTCTAATGCATGACCAGATTCTGATTCGTATACATTATTATATGGATACTGTGCTTTATAAGCTGATTCAGGTTCAACTTTATTCAAGCGTTTATTTTTCTTTGCTGTTACAATTTCAGAAGGATATTTGGCATCATTTCTTGCAAGTCTTGATGTTGACGGTTCATCCAGTTTTCTTGGATAGTTTGTTGCATTTTCTGTCGGTTTAACTGGAGCAGATGTCAACTCGGCTAACGTTCTTGGATCGTTGAATGCATCTTGAGGATTAGCTGCTTTTAGTGGTATGCTAGGAAAACTTCCTAACATTACAGGTTCTTGAGCATTTTCTCCATCAAGAAAAAAGCCAAACACCATATCACCCTCTCTTGGTGTGTAAACGATTGGTGTATTTACTGGTATGTTTGGAATAGCCCACGGTAAAGAGTTTGTTGGCAACTGAACTTTATTCGTGTTATGCCAACCCACACACCGAACACGACAACGACCTATTTTTAAAGGATCTTTCCGATCTTCAACGTAACCTACCCACCAAATAAATCCATTTTTACCAGCAAAATCTTTTTGCGACGAATCCATTTTTTATCCAGTATAAGTAGCAAAAATTTTTGAATAATCAACAGCAACTTTAGTTTGATCTGGACTATTTACATGAGTTTTCTGATTCGTTGAATCTGACGCAACTTCCATAACCGTAATGTGTCTTGTTAAACTAAGAATATGTCTTGCTCCTGTTATAATATATTTACCACTAATAGATTCATCCAACTCACCATCTTTACCTTTTGAATGTGTTCCGAAACCCGAAGTTTCAAAGTTTACGTTTTTACCTGATGTAAGTTGAAAATTTCCAGGCATAGTAATCTTTAACCTTTTTGTCATCAAATTATTCATGATAGCTTTTCTTTGTGTGGCAAATAATTCATAAGGTTCGTTTTTTGAGATTGATGTAGGATCACTTTCCTTTACGTAATTACTCTTTCCTCTAATTTGATTGTAAACACTAAGTGCTTGTTTTGAATCATAAGATGTATGTGTTGTTGTTTCATTGTCCCGATTATGGACCACCGCATCAATTGCGTTTTTGTTTCCGTGTTCAATCAATTTATAAATTTGTTCCAAAGAAATTTCTTGTGATGCAAATGATTTAGTAATCGGATCAAATGCTAATAATTTGTTTGCATTTACGCCACCCTGTATTTTGTCCAACATATCAAATTGAGATAGAACCTCAAAACTTCTAGCACGACTCAATTCAAAAAATTCATCACCTTCACCAAGATTTTTTGGTGTAAAACTAATGTTTAGAATTGAATTTCTGGTTAAAAGTGTTGATAGCGGAAGAAAATTATATCCCTCAGCGTTACAGAAAAAGAGATATTCCGGAGAATTGTTTACACTCAAAGCCCTTTTAGAACACCACTCAATTGCATCTAACGGTGATAAATTGGGTATAACTATTTTTCTGATACCATAAGAAGATTGAAATGCTCCTCTGCTATTTGTTGGTATTTTCAAATAACTAGTCATAATTTTATTAACTACGTCAGAATAAGTTGTCTCGTAGCTTTGATTAACTTTCTTTTGTTCCGATAAAATAAATTCGTCGGAAACGAAATGAAGTACATAAGTTTCTGTTGTTTGATTTTTGTTTCGTCTGTCTGATATATTGTATATTCTATACGATTTTTTGAATGGAGCAAATCCAGCGCCTATTCCTTTAGACATAGAGAATGCAATTACTTCTGTACCATCAAAAATAAGATTCTTTATCATCTGTTTAGAATCAACAATAAGAATGTTTCCTGAAATTGCAGGAAGAAACAAAGAGTCAAAAAGATTTAACTCCTCAAAGATATTTTCTATGTCTATTCTGCCACCTTTTGTGACTATAAACATCTCATCTATTCTATACTGTGTCGGTTCAACTAAATTCATGATGGATTAATAACTTCTCTAAATTCTTTCATTACCGTTGATACAAATTCCGGTTTCAATATTCTAATTTCTCTTTTGCTGTCGTTTAATTCATCTTCGTATTGGTAATAAGTTTGCGTTTCTTTTGTAATTATTTCTGTAATCGCATCTCCATTAGTCAACGTATATGTTGCAGTTGAAGCGACTACATTTGCGTAAGTGTTTGCATCAAGTTGAATTTTTTCTACAATTGTTTTATTGTCTAGAGTTTTTTTAGCGGCAGTTCTCGTTACTATCTTGTAGTATGACTTGATATTTGCAGCATTTCTTGCCCACGAAAGTCCTGCGCCAGATGTGCTATTATTTGCATATTCTGGACCAGAATACTTTTTGTCAACATATTGATTAAAAGATTCATAAGGTAATGGCCAGTCGTACTGTGGGTCCATAATATCATTAAACATCAAAACAATCCAATGCCTTTCTGGATTGTTATATATTTTTGTTGCTATGATTTCTGGTGTGTCCGAATCTTTAATCGTATATGGATAAAACGCAGAAGAATTTTCTTTTAGTGTCTCTTCAAATCCGAAACGTGCGATAATATTGGTTACAGTGTCAACACTCGTTACGTTATTTGCACCTGACGAATAAAAAGTAAGCGGAAAGTTATTAAAGTAATCTGCCATTTTATGCTGTTTTTCCAAAAGCTGCTGGACGACCTAAGTACGTTCCAGATTGACCAGCAGATTGTGTTGCTTGACTTTGTGTAACTTTACTTGCACTCTGATCACTAAAATCTTCTTTAGTGATGTATGTTGTTTCTCTAAACTGTAATGACATTTGAATTGCTGTTGGCATACCAGTTCTACCTAAAGCTGGAGCATTTTCACCTAAAGACTCATATGCACTCCATCCTCTGGGTGCAAAGTTGACTTGAATGTTTGTCAACACGCAAGATGCGATTGGAGGAATATTTGGATTTTGTTTACCAGCATAATAAAATTTAATATCAAATTCAGACGGTGGAATCAACATACCAGTTTGTCTACCGCTTTCATATTTGTCCAACTCTGGCGCTTGGTGAAATCTAAAACGATCAATAATTCTTTGAACTTCGTATGCTTCTTTTTCACTTCTTGGATAAAACATAAACTCAAACTGAAATGTTCTTAAATCAGGAGAACCATAAATCAGTTCAATCATTGGATTTGTAACTTTACCTGTTGTTGCATAAACACCAAGTCTTCCGGTTTGTCCAGCAACGCCAGTCGCAGCTTCTTGTGCCGCCAACTGTGCTACGCCGGATTTTAAAGCAGTTTTTCCAAGAGCAACTGCACCACCTTTTTTATATGCTTCAATAAGTTCTGGTGCTGCTGCTAAGAATTGTCCTAATTTTTCTTCACCCGGTCTTAAATCAGAATAACTTGCCGTTGAATCAAAATTAATTGTATCAGGCATGTACAAAGCAATTGCGTCTTTTGTCAATCTTGTTTTGTTTAAAAATCCAAAAGGACTTTTATCAGTTATTTCTTTGACTGAGTTTTGAATTGCGCTATTATTTTGTGGTTCTCTTGCGACTTTTTTAGGTCCATCAACGAAACTATTAATCGCTGATCCAACTTTTCCAGTTACGCCACCCTTTCCTGAAAGAACATTTGCACCCTTGGACAATGCACTTCCAATGGCATTATTCAGAAAGCCAGACAAGCCAGATTCCGCTGAAGATGAAACTAGTCCACTACCCGTTACTTGTGCATTAAAACTATCAAAAACACCTATTTCATCTTCTTTTGAGAATGATTGTCCAAAACCTCTAGCTTGAGCAGAAAATCTTGTATTTGTTTGTTCACGTACAAAGAACATCATATAGTGATATCTGTCCGGAGCAGAAGCAACATCTTCAGGATATCGCAATATGCTGCTAGTAAATTTTTCACTGCTTTCTAAGGCGTTGAGTGGTCCTCTTCTTCCAATATCATTGAATTTGATGTCTGTTAAACCGAAAAAAGCCATGGAGTTTCCTAATTAGTTGACTAGATAGTATTTATGCCATACAAAGGAAAATTTGTACCTCAAAACCCAGAAAAATACAAGGGAGATGCGACAAATATCATATATCGTTCGTCGTGGGAAGTGCGTGTTATGAAATATTTAGATAGCAATCCGGCAGTGGTTTGGTGGGGATCCGAAGAACTCCATATACCATATTATAATCCGGTAGACAAAAAATACCATCGTTATTTTCCAGACTTTATAGCAAAGGTCAAGAAAAAAGACAATACCGTAATGACATATATCATTGAAGTAAAACCAGAGTGTCAAACCCAACCGCCAAAACAGACCAAAAAGACAAAAAAGTATCTTCAAGAATCATACACATATATTGTCAATCAACAAAAATGGAAAGCAGCCGATGAGTTTTGCCAAGAACGTGGTTGGAAATTCCAGATTCTGACAGAGAAAGACCTAGGAATCTAAGCTAAATAGTTGATGGCAAAAAAACTGATAGACAGAATCAAGGAATCTCTTGCAAAAGAGGGTCTAGAACCACGCACAAGAATCGCTCGGCAGTGGCTAAAAACAAAGATGATAAATCTGCGTGTTTCTAGGAAAGACTTCATGCGTGATCGTATGCGACTGCGTAATAAGTCTTTAATCGGTAGAATGTATTTTTACTTCTATGATCCTAAGCTTAAAGACACGTTACCGTATTATGATAGATTTCCTCTGGTAATTCCCATCAAAAGACTTCCTGATGGATTTATCGGAATCAACTTACACTATATTAGTCCAAAGCACAGAATAATACTGCTGGACAAACTTAGCACAATTCTGAATAATCACGATTACGATGAAACAACGAAGTTAAAGATTAGTTACGAATATCTAAAATCTGCATCAAGAATATTTGAAGCTACACCCTGCATTAAGCGATACCTATTTGCATACGTTCAATCTAAGTTTTTAGAAATTACCGCCGACGAATGGGACATTGCAGCGTTATTGCCAGTTGAACAGTTTGCTAAAGAACGAAAAAATAAAGTCTGGATGGAATCAAAGGAACAATTTTAATGTCATTTTCACCTAACGCATTTTTATCTAACGTCAATGCAAAAGAAGGTCTTGCAAGGACAAACAGATTTGAAGTTATTTTGCCGATACCTCCATATATCGGAGAATACATTAGTAATTCTTTGATTGAAAGAATTCTGAATTTTCCCAATTCAATTATGTCCGATGTGAGCAGTGCGATTAACTCTGCTCTAGGAAGACAGGGTGAAAACTTTGGCGCAAATCCGGGCATGACAAGATATCTTGCTCTCCAGTGTGAGTCAGCAGAATTGCCTGGCAAAAGTTTTGTAACTGAAGATGTAAAAATTTATGGACCAACTTACAAAATTCCATATCAAGTTCAATATGGTGAAACAACTTTAACGTTTGTTTGCACAAACGACTTCTATGAGAGAAAGCTATTTGAGCGTTGGACAGAAGCAATCATGCCAACAGACACATATAACATGCGTTTTCCAAAAGGTCAAAACACAAAGTACATGACTGAAATTACAGTCAAACAATATAACGATGATGTCAAACAGATTTTTGCTGTAAAATTTATTGATGCATTTCCAATAAACATCGCATCACAACAACTATCTTGGAGTGATGATGGTTTTCATCGTTTAAGCATTCAATTTGCATATAGAAGATACGTGCCAATCCTTGATAGCAAGTATGATATTGGTAATATTATTACATCAGCTATTCAGGGTGGGGCAGGAGCAGTTACAAGAGCAATTTTTTAATTAAAGTGAGGATATTATGTTACCCAAAATAGACGTACCCATTTACGAAACGACACTAATTTCTAATAATCAGACAATCAGATTTAGACCCTTTCTGGTAAAAGAGCAGAAAATATTTTTGATGGCAGCAGAAACAAATGAGCCCAAAGATACTATTAACGCCATCAAACAAGTTCTGAGAAATTGTGTGTTGGATGATATTGATATTGAAAACATGGCAACTTTTGATATTGAATACTTGTTTCTACAACTTCGTGCAAGATCAATTGGTGAAGTTGTGAATTTGAGGTTTAATTGCAACAACAATGTAGTGGTAAAAGATGAAGAACAAAAGTGTGGCAACTTAGTAAAGATTGATGTCAATGTTTTGGAGATTAGTCCAACTAGAAATGAAAACCACTCTAACAAGATACAGATTACAGATAAAGTTGGTGTCGTTCTAAAGTATCCAACATTTGGTTCAATTGATACTAATGATCTTGATACTCAAGATATGCAACAAATTTTGAATGTAATTGTTTCATGTATTGATTACATTTATGATGATGAGCAAGTCTATTACGCCAAAGATACCAGAAAAGAAGAGTTAATAGAATTTGTTGAAAATATGAAACAGGGTGATTTAGAAAAACTGTCTGCGTTTTTCACATCGTTACCTAAACTGAAAAAAGACGTTCACTTCCACTGCGATAAGTGTGGATACGACGAAGACATCACTTTGGAAGGCGTCCAAAGTTTTTTCGCATAACATTTAGTCATGAGACATTAGGTAATTACTTTCAAACTAATTTTGCTTTGATGCAACATCACAAATATAGTTTGACTGAATTGGATAATTTGATACCTTGGGAGAGACAGGTTTATATTGATCTGTTAATCAAACATTTGAACGAAGAAGCGGAAAGAGTAAAAGAAGAAAGAAGACAAGCTGGTAAATAAAAATGGTAACTCCAACTAAAAAAACGTCACCAATATCGTCAAAAATGACTAACAAGGAGATGATCACATCTCTTGCAAAGGACGTTTCTCTACTAAAAGTCGGCGTTTTAAAATTAACCAAACTTTTTGAAGATGAAAAGAAAGCCAGTGCAGTTGCTCGTCAAAGACAGAGAGCAGATGATTATGCTGCAAAGTATAAAAAAGGTCCGACAAAAGTTGAAAAAAACATGGTCAAAGAAGATAAAAAATCTTTTTTGGAAATGGTAAAAGATGTTTTGTCTGGTATTTTTAAATTTGCTCTTATTGGTCTTGCGTCAATAGGAATCTCAAAGATTCTGAATATGTCTGATGTTATGGGCACTATTACAGAATTAACCAAAAAATTGATCATTAATATATCCGATGTTCTCCAAAAGGGAATGTCTTTTATTCGGAATATATTAAATGATCAAGCAGTTATAGATTCAATCTTCAATCTAGCAAAATCTGTTTTCAAATTTATTGGTGATGCTATTGTTGCTGGCGCAAACTTCTTCAGTAAGTTTGTAA